TGCTTCTTGTTTGTTGCTTCTCACTGATAATCACTTCGTCTGTTGTAACATCTCTTCGTGATGACAATTCCTGTCTTTTTTCTTCGATAGCTACTTTTGTCGATTCAAGCTCTTTTCTAGCCAAATCAATTTCGGTTTGCAGGTTTTCGAGTACAGCTTCTTCAGTCATAGTCACCTCTGTTTTTTCTTGTTCTTTTACAATATTATTTTTTTTATGTCTTCCCATATTTACCTCTTTATCACGTCATAACCATTTGGTGACGGAACTAAACGCAAGAGGATTTTAACCCTCTTGCGATATCACATAAGTGATTTATTAGTAGTACGTTTGACTTGATGTTGTGGCTTCCCACATCCATGCGTCGACTGTTGACGATATCAAACCGCCCGTTGTCGCACTGTTCGTACCATCACCTGCGCCGATCAAAATACCTCTTTGACCTGTATTTTGAGTTGCAAAACCTAGAATATTTTGGTTTGCATAAGGAAGAGGTAAAGGAGTTACACCTGGAAGATTGTTCAGGTTTCCTGCGCCCTGAGGAATCATCATAGGCAAACCATACGGATAACTTGCAGCTACTGCCCATGCAAAGGCAGTAAATGCGGAGCTATCTGTCTCAGCAAATGTGACTGATTGAGTACCTACTGCATTGTTAACAGCAGAAACAGTAAATTCAACAGGCAAGCCCGTTGATGGACTGTTTAGATCTTGCATTCCAAAAGCTGTAGGAATAGCAAAACGCACCTTGTCTCCAATTTGGTAATTTTGCTGTACCAAAGTTTTAACAACCATCGGATTAGCCAACGAAATTGAGGCAATTGCTCTATTTTGTGGGTAATACAACGAAGAATTTTGGATCTGATAGTTACCAACTTTGTAGACTGAACCAGTGCTTGTCAAAGCATTTGAAGAGTCAAAAAGTGTAGTAAATGTATTAGTCCCGTTTGTAGCTGTCACAGTCATCAATAACCCACCCATTTGCGGTGCGGATGTCAAATCTACCATACGTACTGTATCGCCGACTTGATAGCCATGATTTGCTGATGTTGTGAAAACTGTTGTTGTACCTGGTACAAAACTCAAAATGGATTTTGTAGCACCTTGTGAATAGACTGAACTATCAAATAGTGTAAAACCATTGATAGCACAAATACCATTGTTAATAGGTGCTAAAATACCTACAACAGTACCTTGCTGTTTAATTAACGCGGTACCAGATGACATAAGATTTGGATTAAATTCTGCATAAACAATCCTATCTGATGTCAAAGAACCAGTTTTACTTTGAGATGTAACGCCAGAACGTGTGAGGTTCCAAAGTCTAAACTGATTAATCTGTGCAGTAATAGGCACAAATTTAGGTGTCGATGCTTCATTTACAAACGAACCCGTAAGAATTTGACAAGACATATTTTCCTCCTACAGTGCTACTTGAAGCGTGCAACGTAAGTTGACGATCCAAGATGTGTTCGTAATGTTAAATACTTGCGCCATCTTCCAACCTGCTGTCTGATAAAGTCTCAGACGTGGGCTTGCGATTTCTGGCGGTGCATAGATAAACTGGGCAGAATAACCATCCAGATCAACCATGTCATAGCTTTCCTGACCAGGCAGGAATATGTTATACACATCTGCACCCAATGCCGAAGCATTTGGCGTGATCGACCCAAGTGAAGACAGCAAGAATCTAATGTTTCTTACAGAACCCCATTCAGCTTGCAGAAGGTTGCTGTTATTTGAGTAGTTAGCAACGTTAATAAAGCCATTCATCTGGTCGAGGTCAGCACTCAGATTAGTGTGTCCCATACCAAAGAAAGCCGTACGAACCGGAGCTGTACCAAACTTCAGTTCCCCTTCGATCATGTCCATAATGAATTGTGCGTTAGCAGTACGCAGAAGGCGCACAGCTTTGCTGCAATCCAATGGGCTGATGTTAGTCGGGTTGTCTCCGTTTGTACCTGATGTACAGTTAATCGGAGGTGCCATTTCTATTACTTTCGGTTACCAACCTACTAACCATATTGCTATGGCGGGCCAAGCGCTTCAACTCGACCTCTCAACCTTTATTTATTCGTTGAGTTTAGACTATCGCTTACCATTTCGTTATCATCAACGATATGGTCCTCTGGACTTAGTCGTTCAGGCTGAATAAAATCTTGAAGTAATTTTTTTTCCATATCATACTTTAATTTATTAAATGAAGAATGACATAAATTACATAAGCATATTTTGCTTAAAGGACACAAAAACCAAGGGTGTATATAAGGACTCCCTATTATTTTTTTATTTTTGCATCTATTACATTCTAATTCCATTCTTGCCCCTTGTTAACCTCTCACTATGCAGCGATGAGGCACTCCAAGTCAATCACCAAAGGTTTATAGGGAGCACACATTTTACCCCCTTCCATCATCGAACGAGCCAGTTGGTCTTCTGTTTCTCTACAATCTGTTACTTTTGTGACCTAATCACTTAGGCGGAGGGTCTTGTTAATCCCCTCTCCAAGTCTTTCGAAATGGTTCAGACTATCGCATAAAATACCGTTTAAGGTATATTTCAAACCGCTTAGTCGTTGCAGGCCTTGACTTATATTCCGTTTCCCTAGGGTTTATAAGTTAAGTTCCTTCTGGTTGCCATGGGCTATGCAGCCTTTAGGTTTTCCAAGGTATTCAGGTTTGATTTAAAGTCCCCTAGTACGTCAAGGGACTGTCCCAAAGTAGATACAGCAGAATTTAAAACTGGGTCTTCGTTTATGAGCATGCAATTTGTTACTCCACAATACATTGTGGGGGTATGTCATTTCTGCATACCTCTCATACTTTAGCATGAGATCAGACTATCGTTTCACCTTCTCAGGTGTCCTAGGGCTTAGTCGTTGCGGCTGCTCCAACCAAATTAAGCTCTTTACATTTTAAGTAATAGTGCTCTCTTCGTTGTAGTTCGGTTTCAAGTGTTCCTACCTTTTTATTTTGGCAAAGAACCCAACCTTGACACATTTCTTTTATAAGAATGGCTTGTTTTTTCTTAACAATGAGATAAGGTAAAATCATGTCTATACATTTTATTACATCGTCTCTATTGGTAATTCTCCATCTATAAATGAATTGGTTTGTCGGTCTATCTTTCCGAACGCCTTCGTTGTATATCCATCCTAACTGAAATGTATCTTGAAGAAATTCCATAACCTCTCTTTCTACCATTCCGACTCTTATCATAGGCGCATGCAAAGGTGCTGTTCTCGCCTGTTGTGGTTTGGTTTTGGTTATACATATGGAACCTTCTCCATCAATAATTCCTGCGCAATATGCTAAACGAAGCGCTTGCCTCTGGTTGCCTTGCATAATTCTCTCCTTATGTTATATATGTACTACACCAGTCTAACATAAGTCGTGATTTATGTTTAGGGATTCCAAGTAATCACCTAAGATTTATAGCAGGCCATCTCTCAAAAACCTGCTCTTGCAAAATTATGTATGTTCCGTCAAAGACATACATTGCAAGAAGATTGGCACGGATTTTTAGGCCGCTAGGCACCAATCTATGCGGGCATCTATGTCAAGCGCCACGAGCTGTTGAGCTGCAGGGTCTACGATACCATTCCCTAAAGGAATTGGTGCGGTTGCAAGGTTTTGATATCTACGTCTACGCAGAATATCACCAGCTTGCTGATCCATGGTTATAGGAAAACCCATGGTTGTGTGTATTAAATCCGGCATGGGACGAGCAAGTAGCTTCATAGAAAGCTGCTGCTGAACTGCAGGAGGTAATATCGAGGTTGTAGTTGGTCCACTCATCGTGGTTTATCTCCATGATTTAATCAAAGAGACAAAGTTATCGTCTGGCTAGCGAGATAGTTTCTTTCCACAGGGCAGCTTTTTGCTCTTTAGACATCTTTGAATTTGAAATGGCAGCTGCAGTTGAAATAGCATCAGATCTCACGCCTATGCTTCCCATCTTGGGCTTACCCTCTTTTTCATCGACTCTTAGCTGTTCCTGCGATACAGGTTTAGATTTTGGAATAGTGGCTTTATCAGCCATATACCGAGCATCTTTTTTTAGAAGATTATAAACCTTTCTCAAAGGATTGTCCGCTTTCTCGACAGCCTCACGGTTGTCTTCGTCACTTTTGATATATTTTTCAATATTCTCAGCCGTGACGACCTCTTTAAAATCTGGAAACTGTTGAGCAAGTTCTAAAATAGATAATTTTTGATTAGCTTCAGCAAGCGCTCTATCTTTTTGTGATAATTGCTTGTTGAAATGATTAAACGCTTTTACAAGCTTCTTTCCGTCGGGAAATTCTTCTTGTTCTAGTGTTCTGTAATCAAAATCTTCTTCAAGAGCTGCGATAGGTTGCTGATGCTGCGCTTGCATCTGCATTTGCCTTTCGTACAGTTCCTTTTCTTTTTTAGCTTGCCACAGTTCCCTTTCGAGGTCTTCTTTGGCTTTTCGAAGCTCTGCAAAACTCTCTTGCGGAGACTTCTTTTCATGGTTGTCAGCTGCCTGGTTGACCACTTCAGGAATTTGGGTCTGTTCAGTTGAATCCATTTTTTCCTTTGAGATTGGCGATGTCTCGGTTTGCGCCAGATATTTACACTTAAACCAAGTTATAGCTAAAAATAGGTATAACTAGGTATAACTGGGTATAACTCAATATTGAATTTTGTACAATTTAAAATTTTGGAGATTATGGGAGAAGATTTGCATACTATCACTTACATGATTGCAGCGGAAAAAATGGTTAATTTATTGTTTGTTTTGGAACAAACAATGGATTTTATGGAAGAGTATCAGGTGAAACCTGATGTGGAAGTAAAGAAGGCGTTAATTCCAATGATTAAGCAACTTAGTGAATGGAGTGCTAAATAATCTTATCTCCTTCCATATAATCTTCTATCTTCTCTAACTTGTCTTCACAATATTTCTTAAGCATTCTTACGTAATCAACATCAAATTCGTGAGGATGCTTAAGTATGTAAGCTAATGTTTCTTTTTTGGGTATACACCATTCGAACGTGACTTTTCCACCGTCTTCAACTGACCATAAATAATGGTCGTCCCCTTGATATGGTGATGGTCTAGTGCGTCTGCATTGTGGGTAGATATGTAATGTATTATTTGCATACGGCTCTTTTTGAAGCCATATATGTATGTAGTATTTCCCTGTCACACCATTTTCATAGTTTTTCTGGACAGCGTCTTCGATGATATCCTTAAATTTCTCCATGACAGCTTCAAGCGTCTCGCCAACTTCTTGTCGATCAGAGATGCTGCGAGCTTGAAGCATCAACTCGCCATAGGTTAAATCTGAGCCTTTAACCATTTAGCGTACCATCTTGCTTCCACCGAGAAAGTTCCCTCGGTTGGAATGCTCGCTGCTCGCTTGAGGCTTATTCTTGTAGCCGACTTGCTTGTGCAGGTTCGGAAGCTTCTTGATCTTGGGGGGTATCATTGTCATTTGTTTCACCTAAATTTTTACATTTTTCACAAGTAACTAATGAATCGTTTGAGTTATATTGATCTGACCCAAGTCTATGGCAATCACAAGGATATTTGTTTTCTTCTTCAAGAAGAAATATGATTACTTCATCCCAAGAAAATAATATAGAATTCATAAATTCATTATCTAAATATGATTCTTCAAATTCATGTGCATATTTATGATATTTATTTATATATCTAAAGTTGTCTTTAATTTTCCAGTATACTTTTCCATCAATATATTCAATTCTTATGATATCGAATTGTTTTCCATAATTTAATATAGATAAATAAGACGATGGTTCAATTTTCATGTTAAACTCTTTGGTTAAGGTTGATTCAAAGTTAACATGATGTATCATAATTGTCTATCTTTTATTTATATATATGATTCAACCTCCATGTTTTTTCATATGAGAATAAGCAGCTTCTCGTTTTTTTTGTGCTGATACATGATGAGAACCTAATTCTTTAGCTTTTGACATACGAGTCAATTTTGCTTCTTTCATCAATTTTCTTTTTACTTTTGGTTTATGCTCGCTAAATTCTTTTGAACTTTTAGCTATCTTTTTAAGTATAACCATCTCAATTCTCCTTTTGTTTTTTAGCCTTCATATTTTTTTTTAGATTTTACAACAGGTTTTGCATTTCCAGTATTCTCTCTTTGCGATTTAGCTTGTGGGCTGTATGAGCTAGAAAGCGTCAACGCTGGTTTTCCTGTGGGTCTGTAACGCGCCTGTTCTGTGCTTAATTGCTTAGATGCAGGCACAGAGGGATTTTTTTGAGATGATATTATCGGTATACGAGCCATATTTAATCCTTTTAAAAGCAAAGCGGTCTTATGTAAAGCCGCTTTACATAGTTATTTGTTCATCATCTTTTCGCGTGTAAAATGACCCTTCGATAGCGAACTGTCATCTCTTGCGTCAATCTTCTTGCGTACACCTTCATACGAATTCGATGATCCTGCTGGCGGTACATGAGCTTTGTTCTCACCAATCTTAGAATAGTGAGGACCTGCATCACCCTTCCCAGAACCACCCATAGACGTGTTTTTATGGCTGTTAGACATTTGTAACCTCTTGTTGTTTTAATTGATTCTCATCTTGCCTACTTTGAATATTTTCTATCAAGCCCATTACCTTGACAAAATCATCTATCCTCATAGACTCTACCTCTTTGGCAGCTTTAACCTTGTCTAAAACAGCAAGCGATTTCATATGTTCGGATTCGTTCTGTTTAGTGACAATCTCATATTGTCGTAATTCTCCTCTCATCAGACGCTCTGAAGCTAGACTACGGTCTGACAAAGATTTAGACTGGAGACTTTCATTAACAATCTGTTGATTCTGCATTTGCAGCTCTTCCATCTTCTGTTGGTTTTGCTGCTGTTGCTGTTGTTGTTTCTGTATTGCTTCCATAAGCTGATCTTTATCTTGTATATCAAGGTCAACAAGCACTTGATCAGGTGGAATCGGGAATCCATCTTTCCATAGGAAGTAACGCTCTCTAAATGCAAGTTGTCTTGACGTATCTGTAAGAGGTGCGCGTCCGACAACTGAATCGTATTTCTGGAAGGATTTATCTCTGAACTCATTAGTAGGCTCTTCTTCAATCATCTTGCGAATCTTACCAAGAGTATAGTTTCTTTGCATCATTGCCCAATGTAGTCTGCCTGCGTTTGTTTGACTAAGGTCTAGATTGTCAAATAGCTCCTGTAAAGTCGTAAGAGCTGCCCCTTGGCGCAGCTGCTCTGTAATCCCTACATCACTGTCTTCAGCTTGTCCTAATAACTCAGGAGTGACACCAGCATTTGACTGTATATCCTGTTTTAAAAGATCTGTGACTTGGAAATTGGCAGGGTTGATATTTGCACCAGGGACATCTCTTATACCCTGTTGCATTCTGTTCTTTTTAAAGAACCTTACTTTACCCGGACCGACTTTGAAAGCATCGTTGTCATCAATGAGGGCATCTTCCTCGACATCCACACCGCTGAATTGAGCAGCCAAAAGATCCATTTCGAGTTGCTTTCGATAGTTATAGAGATATTGCGGATCACGTATGTTTCTAATGATCCCTTGATATCTGAATGCGTAATTGTTATTTGCTGTGTCGTGATACCCCACAAAAGGAGTAAATGGATAGAAATCAATCCCAAGTGGATTAGGGCCGTCATAAAAGCAAGTATTATTAACAATGATTGCAAGATGCACCGTGGGTACTTTTTCTTTAACTATAACAACATTTGGAAATTTGACCTTCATGAAAGCTATTTCGTCTTTATCAAATTCTACTTCAGTTGATTCGTAGGTATCTGGATCTACGATGAATGTTGCCATTCTTTCAGTCATATACCAGTATTCATCATATGCTAGAAAACCTTTGCGCCTTATGTTGTACTGTTGGGGCATGAAAGTGAATTTAGTATCGAAATATGCTTGATCGTTTAGCATATCTATTTCTTGTTCTCTTCCCGGTAATAGTTGCTTAACTTGATCTTTGTGCATGTATTTTCGTGTTCGAATAAACTGACAATCCGACAGATCCATTTGTGTCCAAAATGCATCCATCATGATCATATCAGCAGTAAAACACTCAGTTCTCAAATCTCCGCAAATGGGGTCACGTCTGTAGTCTATCCATGAATGCATTAAAGACAACCCAGTGATACCTGCAGCCTCTTTAAAACATTTAGAGATGGTGTTGTATGTATTATCATTGGAATAAGCAGACTGGATTACTTTTGTCGCTTGTGAAGCTGTTTGCGAACTGCTCCCATGAACAGGGATGATCTTTGTTCCCTTTCGATACTGCCTCTGTCTACCACATACCATGTTGACTACAGGCATCGAGACGTTGAATATCCATTTCTGGGTTTCATAGTTCATACCAGAATACATATTCAAATATCTCTGATCACCAAGATAAACTTTTCTATCTATATTCTGTTCCCAAAAGAACAACTGCCAAGGTGATAAATTAGATTGATATCTGTCATCGGCTTGTTTAACGATGTCAGTATATCCATCTCTATAATGAGACTGATATATGTTAGGAACAACTTGTGATCTTTCCAGTGCACCGCTAGTCATGTTAAACCTATATTAAAATCTACATTATGCACATTTAAGATTATCTACCAACAAAAGGTGTTTGTTGTACAAGTCTAGGTGTTGCCTTTGGTCCATAACCTGCATTCGTTTTAATTTGCATGAGTTTTTCTGGTGTAAGAGAGCCGGGACCGCGACCA